CAAGTACCCCAGAAAGTCAGACACGGCTTCCGGAGATAAAACAGGGCAGCGCTGTTCAGCTGCAGATGAAGTGGCACAGACAGCTTAAACTCGGGTGAAAACTGTCTTGACCGTGGGGTCCACTTTAACCCTTCACATAGCGGGTGCGGATGCGCTCAGCCGTCAGCTGCTCGAAATACTGCGCATCCCGATCCAGGTCACCAGTGGCCGACTGCAGTTCGGCATCGGAGCAGTTCGGCATCGGACTTATAGGTAACCCACTTGTCGCCGGCCTTCACAGTGAGCACCCCATTGAAGCGGGCGGCCTTCAGCGCTTCCCGCTGGGCCTTGAGTTGTTCGAGGGTCATGGCTTTCCTTTTCAGCGCTTTTGGCAAAATTTGGCAAGGTCGCTATACTTCGATTATGAGCACGATGAACATTTCATTGCCTGACAGCCTTAAAACCTTCGTCGATCAACAGGTCGAGCGGTGGCGCTATGGCACGAGCAGCGAATATGTGCGCGAGCTGATTCGCAAGGATCAGGAGCGTCAGCAGCTTCGTGATTTGCTGTTGGCCGGTGCGTCATCCGCACCGAGCGTTGTCGTCGATGGCCAGTACTTCGACGACTTGCGCGCACGGGTCCGCCAAAGCAACGGTTCGTGACCAGCAAACCGGTCGTCTTACGAGACCAGGCGCGTCAGGATGTCAATGACGTTCTGGCGCATTACCTGTCGGAGGGTGCACCTGCGGCAGCGGAAGATTTCATCGACAAGCTCGAGCAGGCATTCACCCACATCAGCCGTCACCCCACGACAGGCTCACCGCGCTACGCCTATGAACTGGACCTGCCTGGGCTACGGTTCTGGCAGGCCAAGCGCCACCCCTATCTGATTTTTTATCTCGAGCAGACTGAGCACATCGACGTTTGGCGCATCCTGCACAGCAGTCGGGACATTCCCCACTGGATGCAGGAGAGTGATCACACGTAGTTCGACGAAATCGCCATGCGCCGACGGCGTGGGCTGGGTGTCATCGGTGCCTGAATGGCATTGTTTGCAGTTCGCTGTCGGCTCGCCGGGATCGGCGGCAGTGCCTCGGCCCGCTTGTTCAGGTTCATACCCATCGACAGCAGGCCGTGCAGCGCCGCGTAGGCGTACACCCGGCAGTCCAGCGCTTCGTTTCTGCGACCATCGGGCTTCCACCAGAAACGCTGCGGGAAACCCTTCACATAGCGGGTGCGGATGCGCTCAGCCGTCAGCTGCTCGAAATACTGCGCATCCCGATCCAGGTCACCAATGGCCGACTGCAGTTCGGCATCGGAGCAGTTCGGCATCGGACTTATAGGTGAGCCACTTGTCGCCGGCCTTCACAGTGAGCACCCCATTGAAGCGGGCGGCCTTCAGCGCTTCCCGCTGGGCCTTGAGTTGTTCGAGGGTCATGAGCACTCCTCGCCAGCACGGTGCTGGCTGGTTTAGTCTTTACGCTATCCGCCAATGGCGGATATACTGCGCAATATGGAATTCATCGAAACCCCGACCTTCACCCGTCTGCTGGCCAGTTTGCTGACCGACGATGAATACCGGGCGCTTCAGAATGTCCTTGTGGAAAACCCCGCGCGCGGCGATCTCATCCCGGGTGGTGGCGGCATCCGCAAACTGCGTCACGCCTTGCCAGGTCGGGGCAAAAGTGGCGGAGTCAGGGCGATCTATTACTGGATCAGGGACGACCACCAGATCTACATGCTGTTGATCTACCCGAAGTCCAAGAAAGACAACCTGACCGACCAGGAAACCGCCGTGTTGCGTGAATTTGTGAAGGAGCTATGACGATGGACCAAACACTGTTCGAGGATCTGGTGCAGAGCCTGAAAGAGGCCAAGGCCATCTCGCGGGGTGAGATGGCGGCTTCGCGGCGTATCCGAATCGATACGCCTGACGTCAAGGCGGTGCGTGAGCAGATCGGGCTGTCGCAAAGTGAGTTCGCCCAGTTGATGCACGTCAGCATCAAAACCCTGCAGAACTGGGAGCAGCACCGCCGCACCCCCACCGGCCCAGCCGCAGCCTTGCTCAAAATCGTCACCACCGCGCCGGACGTAGCGCTCAAGACGCTACACGCCTGAGCGCTACGCTGCCCCGTTCGAACTGATCACACGTAGTTCGACGAAATCGCCATCCGCCGCCGGCGCGGACTCGGCGTCAGTGCTGCCTTGGCGACCGGGGCTGCAGTTCGCTGCCGACTGGCCGGAATCGGCGGCAGCGCCTCCACCCGTTTGTTCAGGTTCATACCCATCGACAGCAGGCCGTGCAGCGCCGCGTAGGCGTACACCCGGCAGTCCAGCGCTTCGTTTCTGCGACCATCGGGCTTCCACCAGAAACGCTGCGGGAAACCCTTCACATAGCGGGTGCGGATGCGCTCAGCCGTCAGCTGCTCGAAATACTGCGCATCCCGATCCAGCGGGAAGTGCATCGCGCCAGGTCCAGATTCAGATTTCTTCAGCCGGGCGTAGATGGCCTCCTTGGCCGCATCGACGCCCACCGTGAACAGATTGACCTTGCCCTTGTTCGCCTTGCTCGGGCGCTTGGGCCAGATCGGGCGCTTCCCGGAACCGCCCTTGATCGCCCAGATGCGCTTACGCTCACGGCCCTTGCAAAAGGCGTAGGCCGCCATGGTGTGGTGGCCGCCGGTGTCGAGACACGCGGCTTCAATCGTCAGGCCGTTGGCCAGGGTCTCGTGCTCGAAACGGTTACCGAGGTAAGCATCCAGTTGTGTCCATGTGTCAGGCGCTGACGGGTCTCCCCACAGCACCTTGTAGTCCACCGACCATGACTCCTCGTCCCGGCCCCAGCCGACAACCTCCAACTCCAGCCGGTCGTCCTGCACGTCGATACCGCAGGTGAGCAGCGCGACCTCCGCAGGGATGGCTGGCCCGTAGGCTTCACGACGGGTCATCAGACCCTCCGCATCCAGCGTCTCGCCATCCCGGTCTTCCCATGTCTCGGCCAGCTTGGTGTTCACCCAGACCTTGAGCCGCACCGGATCGTCCTTGGCGGCGTGGTGCTCCTGGGCAATCTCGCCCCATGTCAACCACGGCGAATACAGGCTCGACAGATGAAACCCAGCCGTCTTTCCATCCCCTTCGGCGTTGGCCGTCCAGCGGCCATTGGCGAGCAGTGCCGGTTTGCGGTACTCGTGATGGATGCCTTCGCACTGCGGGCAGTGCCATGCGGCCTCGGCCATCTTGTCTTTTGGCCAACGGATGTTGCGCCACTGGATCTGGCTGAACTGCCCGCAGTGATCGCAGGGCACTTCGAAGACTCGCTGGTCAGACTCCATGTAGGCCGCCTCGATGCGCGAGTAACCTTTCAGCGTAGGTGTGGAGCACAGATAGACCTTGCGATTGACGAAGGTGGCGGCGCGCTGCACAGCCAATGCCACCGGATCACCTTCGCCACCGGCATCTCCTGGATAGCCATCAACCTCATCGAGAAACAGGTAGCGCACCGGCATCGAGCGCAGGCCAACCGCCGAATTGGCGCCGGTCATGATCAGCACGCCGCCGGGGAACTCCTTCATCAACTGGGTGTTGCCCGAGTCGCGGGATCGCGGATCTTTAACGCGGCTGGCCAGTTCGGGACTGGATTCGATCAGCGCATCGACCCGTTGCCTTGAGACGCGCTTGGCGCCTTCAACCGTTGGTTGCACCAGCATCATCGGGCCTGGGGCGTGGTGAATCACGTAGCCCAGCCAGTTCAGTCCGGCTTCTGTGCCCCCCAACTGAGCCCCTTTCATCAGCACCACCCGCTCGGTGCGGGAGGTGGCCGACAGGGTTTCCATCACCGCCTTGAGATACGGCGTGCGGCTGGTCGACCAGCGCCCGGGCTCAGCGGAGGCGACCGACGAGAGCATCCGGTGGCGGTTGGCCCAGTCATCAACGGTGAGGATGGGGTCGGGGGCCAGGCCACGTTTCCAGGCGGACTCGACCGCCGATTCAGCCGTGTCAAACACAAGCAACTCCGATGCGAAACAGATGGACAGAACGCTTGGCTTCAATCGGAAACAGAGCGTTCATACAGACACCGCAACAACACGCCAAGGAGAACCACCATGTCAGCACAAACAAAACCGGTCACCGAACGCCAACTCGACCTGATCACCCGCGCGCATTGCGATGCCGGTGGCTTGATCGAACCGCTGCTCACCTTGAAAGGCGGTGCCAAACTCAAGATGATTGCCAGCCTCGCGCAGCGCGGGTTGATCGAGCAGAAGGATGGCCAGTGGCGCATCACGGGCGCCGCCATCGCCATCATCAAAGGCGAGGTCCAACCGGCGGATGTGTTACCTGCGGTAAAGGGGGCCGCCACGTCACCCACGCCGCCCCTGGCCGACGACCCGGAACTGGAGGTCGCCGTGGCCGCCGCTGAGGCCAGCGGGCAACAGGAACAGACCGATGCCGCCAAGACGCGCGGCCATGGCAACAGCAAGCAGGCGCTTGTGATCGAGATGCTCAAACGCCCAGAGGGCGCCACCATCGCGCAGATCTGCGAAGCCACCGGCTGGCAGGCGCACACGGTGCGCGGCACGTTCTCTGGGGCCATCAAGAAGAAGCTGGGCCTCACCATCGTCTCGGACAAGCCGCAGGGGGGTGAGCGAATCTACCGCATCGCCTGACAAAGACGGCAAGAGGGGCCGTGAATCGCTTGGCGCCTCTTGCCATCAGCGCGAATCTACCGGTATCGCAACGATCAACCGAAAGGAGCAACACCATGCCACCCATCCACAAACCTCCGATCCGTGCCATCCAGAAAGCTCTGCACGTTGATCGCCGCGCCAAAGCGGACATGGATCAAGCCGGTTCCATCCTGGTGCGCGCCCAGCGCTTTGATGCCAACCAGCGGCCACGCGGCCAGTGCCTGATCGGCCTGGAGTGGCGAGGTCGCACCATCGTGGCCGTTACCCACCAGGAACGTCGTTACCTGCCCACCGGCCGAACCGCCACCCGTCCCACCGGCGAGTCGGTCATCGAAATGATGGCGCGCGACGATTTTGTGGAGCGGCTATGGTTGAAGACGGATGGCACGATACTGTGGGAGCAGCAGCCGCTGGCGCTCTGACCCGCCCGGCCTCGAGGGCCTGACGCAGTAGGTAGATACGGACCAGCGAGACTGCGGTGGCCACGAGTCCAGTGGTCAGGTTGTCCTGCAGGCTGGATTCAAATCAAAACAGCGGAAACACCAGCATCTTCGTGGCCACCGCCACCCCGTATCCGACCAGCACATTGGTCACGGCTTCCAGCAGCGACATCCATCGCAACTGCTTTACAGCACCTCCTCGGCATCCACATCACTGGCGTCGGCAGCATCGGCTGTGCCGACCAGGTCATCGAATTTCACTCTATCGGCTTCACGCAGCGCCTGCGCTCCGGCGTAGTCCTGCCACCTGCGAACGATGGTGTCCACGTACTTGGGATCGAGTTCGATCAGCCGTGCCTGACGACCCGATTTCTCAGCGGCGATCAGCGTCGTGCCGGAACCGCCAAAGGGATCGAGCACCACATCGCCCGGTCGGCTGGAATTACGGATGGCCCGCTCGACCAGCTCCACCGGCTTCATGGTGTTGTGCGACATGCCAATGCGGGTTTGAAACGTAGGGCTGTCCTTGACAGACAAATTCCACACCAGCCCCGAGTAACTTATTTTCTCGATGGCGCTTACGCTTCTCAGAACGAAGCTGTACGACTTTACTGACATGGCAGGGTCGGCAGCCCCATCCGTAGGGATGGCCTCTTGCGTTGAAATACCAGTGTTCGGGAATGAGCGGTTTAAGTGTTCCGCAGGCATGGCAGGGCTTCCACCAAACGCCATCGCGCAACTCGCAACCGGAGTGAATCCGCTTGTGCTCAAGGTGGGTGACAAGTTGCAGGTTTGAAATGTGATTGTTCTGCTTATTGTGGTCGACGTGATGGACGCAATGCCCGTCCGGGATAGCGCCGAAGTTTCGTTCCCACACGACGTCGTGTTCCATTCGGAGTCGACCGCCGTACCAGTTTCTGACATAGCCTTTGCTGGTGAGCATATCTCGTCTCCCTCAATGATGTGTGAAGCCTCGATCCAGGCCAGACTGCCGTCACGCAAAACGAGAAAGGGGTGGTTGCCGGTCGCATCGACTGCGTAATCGACACTCATGACAGAAAGACGAAAGACGCTGGTTTCTGTGAAGTGTTTCGAGACGAACTCGACCGCGCGAAACATGCCGTCAGCTGCCAGGACGCGGTCGCCGACGATCAACGATTCGATGCTTCGCCAACCGTTCTCCGTCAGAACCTCTGAGCCCGGGCATAGGCAAGGATGCAGATCGTTCTTCTGCGGCTTGTTGAAGTGCCACACGTCCCCCTGGTCACGGTCGCCGCACCAATGGCGACTCGCGCCCTCGGGCCAGCCGTAGAGGATGGGTTCGTACTGGCGCTGGTAGTCCGAGCGCCCCAGGGTGAAGGTGTTCTTGGCCCAGATGATGAAAGTCGACCACTTGCCACCGGCCGCGCGGAAGGCGGACTGCAGGGTGTCGAGCTCCGACGAGGACATGGCGATGTAGATCGCCCCCTGGCAGTGCGCGATCATCGGCGTCAGTGCCGCTTTGAGGAAGGGCTCGAAGTCTTCGCCGAGGTTGTCGTTCAGGATCGGGCGATGAGTGCCACGCAGCTTGTCCTTGGCGCTGTTGGCGTAGTTGACCCCATAGGGTGGATCGGTCACGACCATGTGGGCCTTCTCGCCGGCCATCAGCAGGGTGTAGCTGGCAGCATCTGTCGAGTCGCCACACAGCAGCCGGTGCGGACCCATGATCCAGACATCACCAGGCTTGGACACCGGGGTGACCGGCACCTCGGGCGCGGCATCCTCGTCGGTGTGGCCCTCGGTGGTGGTTTCCTCGCCGGCCATGATCTCCAGCAACTCGTCGTCGTCAAAACCGGTGAGCGCAATGTCGAAGTCATCGAGCTGCAGCTCTTCCAACTCCAGACGTAACAGGTCATCGTCCCAGTCCGCCCAGGTGGCTGAACGGTTGGCCAGGATGCGAAACGCCTTGATCTGCATCGGCGTCAGATCATCGGCCAGGATCACCGGCACCGTCTCTAGCCCCAGTCGCAAAGCGGCCTTGAGACGCAGATGGCCGTCGACCACATCGCCCGTGCTCCTGGCGATGATCGGGATGCGAAACCCGAACTCGGTAATGGCCGCCGCCATCTGATCGACGACGTGGTCGTTCTTTCTTGGGTTTCTGGCGTAAGGGGTCAGCCGGCTGGTCGGCCAGTGTTCGAGTTTGAGGTCACTCAGTTGCATCTGTTGTCTCCAATCGTTCTGCCTCGACCTCGGCAAATGTCTGTCCAGTCGCCAGCAAGGTCACCGGAATGTCGGGGTGGTTCTGTTGGAAGCGCTTGACAGCCACGTCGGTGTAGGACGGGGCGAGTTCGATGGCGCGGGCCCGCTGCGAATGCTTTGCCGACCACATCGACAACAGCGGTGTAGGTCTGCTCATTGGGGTTCCACATCGGGTGGGTTTTGATCGGGTGTTTCTTCATCGAGCCAGGTCCTCCAGCGCTTCACGAATGGCGACATCCAAGATGTCGGTGACGCCGCGCACATCCGGGTCGGCCACCACCAGCGCCACGATCTCGGGGGCAACCTTGCGCGGGATTTGCTGCATCCGATCCCGCAGCTGGCGGGCCAGCTGGAAATACTTGATGTCGACCTCGTCCTTGCTGATCAGCTTGCCGGTGCGCTCTTCGAATTCGAGCTTGGCCAGGCGCGCCGAGTAGGTTTCGCGCACCGCACGGGCCTTGTGGTAATCGACGCCTCTGGATTCGTCGCTGGCCTTGGGCTGCTGCGGCGGTGCAGCAGGCTGGGAGGCGTTCTGAGCAACAGGCGGTGGTCGGGTGGTGGTCACACTCGGGGTGGCCGGCTGGGCCGTCCGAGTGTGCCGCTCCCACTGGGCATCGGCCTTGTCCGGATCGATGCGGCCATCGGGCTCAGGGTGAATACGGCCCGTGGCAATCGCCTTCTGGACGGCTGACAGCGCCACGCCACGATGCCGGGCGTAGGCGCGCAAGCTCATGCTCATGTGGATCTCCAACCAGTCGATGGCATCCGGGGTGACCACCTGACCACCGACCACCTATTTTTTGAGTCTGACGCTAGGCAAGCGCCGCGCTGCGCGCGGCCCCGCGATGCAGATGGCCAGGAAGGGCCCGTTAATCGTCGTCAGAGGCGCGATTGAAGCTCTGGCAATACTCGGGGAAGGCTGCAGCGCAAAGCCGCTCAAAACGCTTCCTGTCGCGTTTTAGAGCTATCGACTTTCAGTCCTCCGACGCATCGAGGATTTTCCGGTTTATACCGCATGAGATATACTCAGGGCATGTCCAGGCCGCCTCGCCAAGAGCGTCCCTTGCACTGGGTTGGCTCATCGAAACGTGATCTGCTGGAATTTCCAGCAGACACCATTTATGACTTTGGCTACGGGTTGGGCGTGGTGCAGTTGGGTGGGCAGCCGCCTGCAGCCAAACCCTGGAAGGGCGAAGGCCCTGGGGTCTATGAGCTGGTCGAGGATGTGCGCGGGGACACGTACCGGGTAGCCTACACGGTGCGCTTTGCCAAAGCGGTGTACGTGTTGCACTGCTTTCAGAAGAAGTCACCCTCAGGTATCCGTACTGCCCGCAAAGACATTGATCTGATTCACGAGCGCCTGAAACTGGCGCGACAAGACTACGAGGTGCGATATGGCCATGATGAATGATGCAATCGATGTCGGCACGGGCGATGTCTTCAAGGACCTGGGCTTCGCCGATGCTCAGGAACGTAAGCTGCGTACCGAGCTGGCCATGCGCCTGAATGATCTGATCGAGGAGCGTAAGCTCACTCAGGCGGCCGCTGCCGAGATTTTTGGGATTGCTCAGTCGCACGTCTCAGAGCTGCGCAACTTCAAGCTGCGCCGGTTTTCTTCGGAGCGGCTCTTGCACTTCATTACCCAGCTGGACAAAGACGTGGAGATCCTCATCCGGCCTAAAGCCGCTGATCACGTCGCCGGTTCAGTGTCCGTGCTGGTCGCTGTCTGAAGCGGCCGTAGCGCAGATCATCCCTTCGTCAGCTCTTTCCGCAGCGCCCGTTCCATCTGCCGCTGGTACTCCCGCAGGGCCACGCTGCGTACCGTCTCGGCCATGCCAAAGCGCGGCTCGACCTTCTGTTGTTTGCGCAGCAGGTACAAGGCCAGGATGCGCTTCTCGTCACGGCGCTCGAACACGGCACCAGCACGATAGAACACGTTCTTCTTCGCCATCACCTGGCCCGGCCACTGGCTCTTGGGGATGACGCGGGTCTGGGCGGTCTGTGCCATCGGCCCGACAGGGATCGCCAGCTTGCCGCTCTTGGTGCCACCGGTCTCCTGCGCTGCCATGAAGCGGTCGCGCGACCAGACCTCGGCCATCAAGGTGCGGGGCTTGGCAGGTGTGACGCCAATGCCCCGGCTGATCCACGGGCGGCGCAGATTGAAACGCTCGGGCAGACCGCCGCGCACCGCGTCGCGGGCGTCGAACGCTGTGCGGGTCAGCGCCTTGGCAGCGGCATCGGGGATGCGCTTGGCGGCAACGTCCGAGAGGTACTCGGTCGCCTTGGCCACCTCGGCGGTGACGTCAAGTTTGATCATCAGCAGGCTTCCGGCGGCGAGGAGTAGCTGGCGCTTCGGTGTTTGCAACAGGCTCGGCAGCGATGCCCGCCTGCTGCGCGAGGATCTGTTCGGCGGTGGCTGCATCGACTTCGACCGTCAGGCCTGGGACGAACGAGCGCGTGCCACCGTCGCCGGTGAGAACCACCGGACGGGTGATGAGAAGTTTCATAGGGGGAGTCTCCAGCACTGGGAAGAGAGGCGAACGCCAGGCCCAGAAACGACAACGCCCACCAAGGTCTCCCCGGTGGGCGCAGCTATCAGCAGTACATGAATAGCTTATCTTGTGTGATCAAACATTCAAGTAGGTTTCTTCGCTGGCGGCTGAAAATTTTTCGGCGGCATATATTTTTTTGGTCGCTCAATGACCGCAGGGTCGGCAAGCACCAACTTCTCCGGGAAAAGATTACGGGCAAAATGTGCCTCGGTTACCCTGATCCTGCCATTGGCCGCATTTTCCAGCGCCTTGGATCGGTTAAGACGCCGCTCTGGGATAGCAACTCGGATTTCCTTGTTGGGGAAAGCCTCCCTGACAACACGGATCGCAGGGGCCAAATCAGTATCAGCTGTGAAGATGATTGCCTTGTCGAAGGCATTCTCGAAAGCGAGCCTGACTAGATAAACAGCCAAGTTGACGTCACTTTCTTTCTCCTCGTGGCCATCCCACTCATGCTTGCAGCTCGGGCACTTACGGGGCTTCTTCTTGAAGGTCCCCATAACATCCTTGATGCCAGACGACTTTAGCGCAGCTACGTAGGTACGATGGCGATCTTGCGCATCCTGGTTAATCCAGCCAGCATAGGCCGAAAAATAATACCCACCGACTAGCACGTCGTTCTTGGGATGAATGAGCGCTTTGCTCAAAGACCAGATATCAAGCCACTTGAGATAATGCTTGGTATTCGTGGGCCGCCTGGTTTTGGGGTCGCGATCCAGGTCGTCGATAGCATGGTAGAGGTTGAAGCCATCCACGAAAACTACCACACGATTCTGATTGTTTATCTCCAAAGCAGACCCCCAAAATGAAACCGGCCGCGCAGGCGGCCGGGACCTCGGGGATACCCCTCGGGATGATAAGCCGGCACCGCAGGGCACCGGGTCCAACAGCAGCGCTGTTGGGATGAGTAACTCCGGTGCCGCAGGGCGCCGGGACCCTACGGCGTGCCGTAGGGGATGACTAGAAGATAGATTATCAGCACCGGACCATCACCTGTCAATCTTCTGGATGCGAATATCGCTATGGGGTTTGGCATTCTTGCCACACCGGTCGTACCCGTAATGCCGAGCCAACACCCCCAGCCCCGCGATCAGAATGCCCTTGGCCTCGTGCAGGGAGATTGCCTTGCCTGCCCAGCCCTGGCGAAGAGCCCATTCCCGAACAGACTGGCCCAATCCGGCCACGTACCAGAGCGCCGATCCAGCAGGACTGCCACTGCCGCCCACCGCCTCCAGCGCATCCCGAACGGCCCGGGCAGCACCGGCGTTCTTCTCTACCATCATCTGCCCCGGTGCCGTACCACCCGGCAGACCATCGAGCTTGGGACTGGCGATACCACTGCCGAACGCCCGGGCAAAGTCCTGCGAGAACTGCTGCCCCACGTCGTGCATGGCGCCGGTGATGCTGCCGTTCCTGAGCATCAGCGCCAGCGTGTCCACGGTGCGGTAGTGGTCGACCGGCTTCTGGTCATCGTCCTCCTCACGGACATAGCGGATCACGCTGCCATCCGGACGTGTCAGTTCATGGCCGATAGGCGGTTTGCGTTCAGCCCTGGCCTTGGCGCGTTGAGTTTTCTTGGTCATGGCCGTCCCTCCCCGAGTTGTCCGAGGGTGGCCAGTGCGCCATCGCGGTCACGTTGCACGGTGATCGACTTGCCCGTGATCGCCACCACCGTCCAGGTCTCGCCATCACCACGGTCAATGACCTCGCCCTCGGACCAAGGTGTGCTCTTGCGGGAAGCCGCAGTGCGCGCGCCGTAGAGCTTGGTGGCGATGCCGGACAGGAACGCCCGATCCCAGTCGTCGTAGATGTACTCCAGTGGCACGACCACGATGCCTTGCTTGTGCCAAGCCGCCGCACGCATGGCGCGCAACTCATCAGCGCTGGCCGGTGACTGAGGTGCCAGACGCCCGAGGGCGCAGGGGATGGAAGCGATGTGAGTTCTCATGCCACACCCCCTTGGGCCATCGCCCAGTCCAGCAGCGCCAGCGCATCAGCGTGGTTGTCGTCGACCGGGTCATGGCCACGCGCCTTGGCCGCCGCGATCATCTCGGCCTTGCCGGCGTTGCCCTTGCCGGTGGCGTGCTTCTTGATCGTGCCCACTGGCACGCCCTGGTACGGGATCTGGTGGTGCTCGCACCAGGCCGTCAGATGGGCCATGAAGCCACCGTAAGCATGAGCCGCGTCGACGCCGGCGTGTTTACGCACCTCCTCGAACACCACCCAGTCGAGGCCATCGGCACACTGCTTGATATCGGTGAGCCAGCGCTTGAAGCGCAGGTACCTCATCCCGCCACCCTCAAACCGCTGTGGCTTGAAGGATTCGCTGCCGCCGCTGATGAGTCCGTCGCGGCCGGTCAGTGCCCAGCCGGTGGTCGTGCCCAGATCCAGGGCCAAAATCGTTGTCGTCATGTTCGTCAGTCCTGTGTTTTGGGCGGTCTGACGGATCGGACAGGTCTACCGGTTACCCTCTTCACGCGTGCGCGCGTGTAGGCGTAAATCAGTGAGTCTGTCCGATCCGTCAGAACCGCGTCGATTCATGGTTTGGGTCAGTTGTCGGCATAGGGCGTGAAGCGGTCCTTCGGGG